CTCGTGTTGAGGTTGACGCTTTGCACTAGGATCTTGAGTGCATTGGGTAGGTTGATCCCGGTCGTCGTAGTCGCTTTCTTGAGGGGGTGTAAGTTGATACCAAGCTTGTTAAGGATGAACTAACTAGGATCTTTCCGCTTGGCCAACAATTTGAGAGCGGCATCGCGCGTTTCTTGCACGCCGAGTAAGTATCCCATCAATGACCAGACTACTGCTTGATAGACACAGTGACCACCTTCATTTGTGTGTGTGTACGGGTCGGCGTTGCCGCCCATGTCAACCACGACTTTTCTTGCTTTCGTTTCCAGTTGTCCTACACTCATGAATTGCACTCTCTTGCCAGCCATGCTCAGTCCGTGACTTATATCGTGTGTGATGTCTTGGTCAAAACGGTAGTTGAAACTCCCGAGCTGAATAGTCTTCATGTACCAGCCGGCTGGCGCTCCCTGCTCACAAACATCGCGCATAACAAGCACGTCGGATAGTGCATATTCTACCAGCTCATCACTTATCTCGTTCTTGAAATATTCCTCATAGTTGACTTTGCCCTCTTTGTGGTGTTTCGCCTGCCAAGCGACTCCTGCATCTCTAAGAGAAATTTTCCTCTCTCCTGATCCGCCTAGGAAAGTTTGAACAATTGATTGCATTCTCACTGCGTTCGGGTACAAGGCTTCGAGAGAACTCGAATCGCCTTCCGTGTCGTATGTTGCACAACACAATTGCGCGTTCCTCATAGCACGACATACCTCAATGTGGTGTTCAAACACTGTTACTCCGTGGTAAATAGCTGCTTCGTCAGTTGTGGCGTTACATGCGATCATGCAATTGATACGTCCGTTCGTGCTTTTCGTCGTTCCAGCCTCATTGTCTACAAAGATCATCTGTCCATCCCATGACAGCACTTCCTGAATGAATTTGTCATGACTCGTCGTGACTAGAGTGTTCACCCCCATCACCACATCTCGTTTCGTCCTGTCCTCGTGATGTATCGCTGGGCGGTAATGCTTTCTGCCGGTATATCTGCAACCTTTCAAGTCATCGCGTGGTTCAACAAAATCGAGTTGAAGATTTGCAGTAGTATCCGGTTTGTGGTCGGTCATGTTGATGTCACGGCCTTAGGCCAGTGTCGCTTTCTTGCTGCGACGCGCCATTTCAATCTCTTGTCTCTGCTGTGTAGGCACGCGACGCATTGCTGTGAACTGGAAACTATCGAATTATAATGGAACGACACTACCAGAATTAAAAGTGTAAGCAATCGTACAGTTTTGATTGTTAGAGTGGGCTTTGCCGCATAGCATTGCAACCATCTTGAGTTTACCCTTGCTGTCTATTTATACAATCGGCAGACCTGATTCTCCGGCTAATCCAGGGCGCTTTATTAGTGCGAGGTTGAGTGCGTGTTATGCAGAATTGGCCTCTATTTCTTCTTGACCTCCTTTCGGGTGCAAAATCCATGCTTATTTGTGTGGTTCATACTCCCCGGTGTCCGTTTGCTTCTTCGTTACAAACTAGTTTTCGTCGTCTCTACTTTGAAAAACATATT